GCCAATCTTTTAAGTCTTCTGTTATAGGTTCTTCCATCTCTTTTACTGTGCGGTCTAAATAAAACTTCCCTTCCGTCCAACCCAATTCTTTTCCGCTTTTAGATACCTTCCGATGCCCTTTTTCTACAAGGTGAAAATGTGGGGCAGTATTAGTCATTCCCTTTTGATAACCACCTTTAATTTTTTCTACAGGTAGGAGTTTGTATCCTTTTCTTAAATTTCCAGTCTTTCCTTTTTTCGTATTATTCATTGCTTGTTTTCTTAATTTTTTTCCTTCTTCGTCTAATTTGTCTAAAATTCTATCAGGTGCTTTTTTCTCTATTAATTTAAGTTTCTCTTGGAATTCTTCTACTCCTTCTATCTTTACATCAAAATCACCCATTCGTTTTCACCTTCTCAGTACACATTAGCTCCATGTTTTCCTCTTTTCCCGATATATCTATTATGGAATTAATGTTTAATTCTTTATCTCCCCATTTTACTATCATAGCTTGATTAATTCCTTGCCTATATCTTGTAGTAATTTTATATTGCATCTCAGGAACTATTTTTTGTACTTCAAAGTATTCTTTCCCTCTGATAGGGCTTACATCAGCCCATAACTCACATAGCTTTTGGGGAACTTGGACTTCTTCTCCTACTTCATTTTCTTCTGTGTGCTTTGGGTCCCATATTTCAATTTTATGCCTATACACTCTGCCTGCAATTATCATCCTATCCTTCTTGGCTAACATTATCTTTCACCGCTTCCTGTATTTGCAGTCTTAATATTTCTCCGTGGAAGTTTTCCATGAAGTATTCCAAAGCATTGTTATAGGCATATCTGCAATAATCAAGGAGAAGGGCTTTAGGTTGCCCCTCCACTTCAAAATCAAGTTCTGTTCCTGTTAGATTGTTAAAGTAGTCTTCCCCCCTATCAATTATCCCTTGGATATAGCTATCTTCATCTTCCCATGTAATCTTAAGGTAGTCTTTTACATCTTCTAGCATAATACCACCTACTTTTTAGGTTCTCTTATTTTTTCAGCTAGCACTCCATATTCTGTTGAGTTTATCTCTTTAAATCTTTTCTCTGTTACGTCTATTATTTCACCTTTTTTATAAATGTTTTTACTATACTTATTTATAAATGTTTTTAATACTTTAACCTTCAACTAAATCAACTCCTAGGCTTGCGGTGTTTCTTGTACTACTTCTACCTTGTGAATTGCTGGTTTTAATTCAGATATATCTGCCACTATAAAAGCATTATTGTCTTTTGCTTGCCCGTGCCCAAGGAACCTGATTTTATAGGTTCTGTAATCTTCTAAAAACTTATATTCATCTGAATATTCTATTTTGCCATCCTTAACTAATCCCATACCCATAAAGTATTTATCAGACATTCCTATTACCGCCTTGCCCTCGCTAACCTCTGTAGATTGTACTATTTTAGTTGGGTATGGTAGTACATTGTTTACATATGTTCCGTCTGCTGCCCTTATAGTTGTTGCTGGCATAATTTTTGTTAAGTAGTCAGTTGGGTTTACTATCATGATTACATTTTTAACTACACGTGGGTTGCCTTTTTCTGTTTTTGATAATTTGGATAATAGTTGTCCATAGCTTATTGGATCTAATGTGGTTACTTTTATTGCTGTTTTGTCTGGATATACACCATCTACTACTGCTCCGTTTAAATCTTTAACCATGCCTATTGGCATATTCTTTCCTGTACCATTTATCATTCCATATTCAAGACCAAATGCTAAAGCTTCGTACATTACTTCCCTAACATATCTGTCTAGCCATACAGGACCTAAATTAAGCATATCTTGTGATACAAGCATAAATGCTGTTAGCTTGTTTTGGCCTAATTGAATATCCTTAAATCCACTTTCTAATTCTTTTGCGATTTCTGAATTCAATGGTCCCCATTGTGCTAATTGTCTAGTATTGGTATTTACTAAAATTCTTGTCAATCCTGTTACATTTTTAAAATCAATAATTGACAACAACTCATGTTCCGCCTTCAAATCCTCAAATACTGAATTAATTATAGTTTCAGGCATTACTACATCTAGGCTATTTATCGAATTTGGTGCTGCTTGCATAGCTTCTATAGTCTTTTGGTAGAATTCTTTTTCACTTGAAGTTAATTGTCTTACCCCTCTAGTTTGAAGTATATCGCTATCCTTAATTGATATAGCTCCTTTAGCTTCGCTCATTACTGTTTGCTCGATACTAGACATATAGTCAGTAAATACTTGGCTAAATTTCTCTGTATCGCCTTCCTCTAGTGCCTGTTTTATTTTATCTCTAAATTCTTCCTTTGTTTTAGTTTTCATATCTGGGTTTGATACTCCTCCCATTATTTATCTTCCTCCTCATTTTTGGCATTAAATAAAGCCTTCATCATATTTAAAGGCTTATTTTCTGTCGGTTTATTTTTAAATTGCTTTTCTAATTTTTGTATTACTTTTTCTGATATATCATTTGCATCAATATTTACTGGTTTTACATATACTTTTTCAGGCTCTTTAGTTACTTTTTGCAATAACTGTTTTCTAATACTTTGAGTTGCTACTTCTTTTTCTTCTGTTTCAATTATTTTAGTTGCAAATCCTTTTTCCAATGCTTCATCTGCATTTAGCCAGCTTTCGTTGTCCATTAGTTCCTTTAGTTCTTCTTCTTTAATGTTGACTATGTTCATATAAGCATTAATACTAGCTTGATTAATTTTGTCTAAATCATCTGCTTGTTTCCTTAAGTCTTTAGAATTTCCTACTACACCACTCCAAGCGTTGTGTATCATTAGCAGGGATGTATTGCTCATAACTCTTTCATCTCCTGCGGCAAATATAACACTTGCTATGCTACAAGCAAATCCATCAGCATAAGTTGTAACTTTTGCTTTATGCCTTTTTAATGCATTGTAAATTGCTAAACCTTCTGCTACTTCTCCGCCATAGGAATTGATGTATACATTGATGTTTTCTATATCTTTGTCTAGTTCCTGTAATTCTTTTGATAGAATATAGCTAGATACATCATTTTCTTGCCATGGCCACGAAGTAATGTCGCCATATATATATATATCTGCTGTTTTATTTTCTGCATCCTGATATAAAGAGTAATATCTTTTATTCACCTAATCACCTCCTTTAAAGCTACTAACCTGTCCATCTTCTGCCACTTTATCTAGCAATTCTAAATTTTTTGTTATAAATCTCATTGCTCCTATGTCTCCTCCTATGGGTTCTTTCCCTAATGCCCTTAGAATATCATCAATAGTTAATGCCCCATTTCTATTTAGTAAATCTATTGAATTAGCTATATCTTTTAAATCTACCGTTTTTATATTTGAAGTGTCTAGCTTTGCATAAGTCCTTTCCTTATACAGTTTATAGCCATACATTTTTCTATTAATTTCATCTGTAATTAATTTTGCTAAAGGATTAATGCAGAAGGTTAAGAAGTTATTTACTGCGTCCTTGGTGTCTACTGTGTCACCTTTCAATAAGCTAGGAGGTATACCATAGGATATAGCCATAAAGTCAAATACATCATCTATAAAGTTCTTTGTTTCTCTGCCGCTGTCGTTAGACTTACTTCCTTTAGATTCTGCTACTTCTGTATATTCAAATCCACTTGTTTCAGGATATACTGCATCCTTTGAAGGGTCCATAAAATCTGCCATTGTTGTCTGTATATGATCTTGTAGTTTTCCTTCTTCTTGCAAGGTCTTAGGTAGATTAGTAGGTATTTTCAATTTTCCTTTTCTTGCTTTACTGTTTTGATAGCCTTTTACGCTTGAATTGATTAGTTTTGTATAATCGTTGCATATTCCATTTATTGCATTACTTATAGTAGAATTATTATCTTTTAAATATAGTACTTCACTTTCTTTTTTTGTATCACTTAATGTATAATCTCCTATGGCAATATTTGTGTAGGTGTTTTCTATAAAAGCAAATTCATTTCTAGTAAAACTATCCGCTAAAAACATTTGATTATCCTGTAGAAGAATTAAAGCTTCTCCCTTTTTCAATAGTTTTTCTATTGTTTCTCTCCAAAATAAGGATGCAGATTTATTTTTATTAGCCTCTACATTTAGTATATAATAGTTTAGTTTTTTAGTTTCCTTGCCATTTTCAAATGTTTGAAACTCCGCCCTAGATATTGTTTTTGTAATTAAATTTACACTAGCCTCCGCTATTAAGGTTTTGTAGTAAATATCATTTGATTCATCTACACTACAAGTTTTTAAAGTTACTTCATCTTTTCCACCAAATATTTTGTCCAAAAAGTCTATTATTGCCACTCACTCACCTCCTAGAATGTAATAGTATCTAATAGCACAAATTCATCTTCTTCAGGCAAATTATCACTAACGCACATAGCCGCTACAAATGCCATAAATCCATCTGTTTTTCTGCTCTTTTCTTCTATTTTCCCATATGTCATATTCCCAGCTGAAGATGTAATTACACAGGCATTGTTTGTATACCATCTCATTAGAGGATTATTTCCCCACACAATATTATGATTTACAAACAAACTTGTAATTGTAGGTGATATTTTCATCTGGTCGCTTGGCCTTATGAGCTTTATATTATTTACCCCTTTTCTGTCAGTATCAAATCCAGCTTCTCTTAATGCCCTCGCTAATAATGTATAGCGATAAAGGTCCATACCCAAAATAGTTAGATTATATTTTTCGGCTTGTTTTGCTAACCATAACGCTGGTGTTTCTACGGGAACCTCTGGACCATCTATAAACGTTAAATATCCTGCCTGATCCCATTCCCTTAATGGAGCTTTTATTCTGGGTAAATCTTTAGATTGACTACAAACCCATGTGTGAGATAACCAATAATATTTTCCCTTGATTCTAAACAATAATCCAGCAGCTACAAAATCTGTAGTCTTGGCATAGTCAATCCCTGCTACACAAGTTTTACCAGCTAGATCTGGTATTTCTTGATTAGTTGCTAATATATTATCCCATGATGTTACCTCCTGGTCTTTATTGCCCTCTGGTCTATTCATTCTTTTGGTCATAAATGCACTATTATTAATTGGGTCGTCTTTATAATCTATATACTCTCTCTCCATTTGGCCCCTTAAATCTTCAAAATAATAAAGAGATGGATTAGCTTTATCCCACATTTTAGGATCGTGGACTTCTTTTTTATTGTCTAGTCTACAAATAAATGGCAATAGCCCATTATCTTTAATGGCACCATTAAGTATTTGCTCTGACCTAGATATTAATTTGTCTAGAGGGCCTTCTCTTACGTCTCCATCTGTTGTAGTGATTGTAGTTCTTGGATTTTTCTTTTTCCCTAATCCTGTCTTAAATACATTTATTAATTTATAGTCTTCATATCCATGATATTCATCAAAATCAACTTTTCCTGGTCTGCCACCATCTTTAGACTTAGCGTTAGATGTTCTAAATCTTAATTCCGATCTTGTTTTAATATTTGTTATTACCTCTTTGTTCCAATAAAAGTGCCTACTTAATTTTTTCTTATTTTCCTCTAGTACATTATATACATCCGCAAATGAGGTTTTAGCTTGGTCCTCTGCATTAGCGCATATGTCAATGTGATATTCTTGTACCTCGTTGTATTCGCTTATAAGAGCAAAATCTTCAAAGGATAAATAACCATTTTTTCCAGCGCCTCTGCCTACATAAATCAATAAATCAGGCCATCTTAAGTGTCCTTTTTGTGTATAAGTGCAATTATGGAGAGTAAAACAAAATACTTCCCAATCAAGTAATTTGAAAGGAAAGTATCTTTGCAGTCCTAAATAATTATTAAGTTCTTCTTTATTTATATATAAATTTTCTTCTTTAAAAGCTTTCTCTACTAGGTCTATCAGTAAAAATTGGTCTTTACATACTGCAATTTTGCCACTTCTAATCCAATCAATGTAATTCTGTATCTCAGGTATTTTAGAGTTTGTCATCTGGATCATCAACTACATTTTTAGCTTCTAGACCTAATTGCTTTAATATTCTTAATTTCTGGTCATTATACATTTTTGCATTTTTGATTGAGGGATTTTCTTTTATTATTGGATTCCCAGAGGACGATAATGTTTTAAAGAATTGGCCACGTTCTTTTATGTCTTTTTGCATTTCTTTTTCTTGCTCACAAAACCAAACATAGTCCTCGACTAATCCAATAAAATGGTCCACATTAGCACCGTTATTTTCTAGCTGTGAAATTAATGATTTTTTTATATTTGCTATACTTGCCATATATCAGTTCCTCCTTTCGCCCAATTTTTTATCACACGCGAAGTTTTTCTGTTTTGTCTAT